GTTTCACCGCACATCGGGCACACCAGACATGAGCCTGCGCGTTGCATGGGCGCTGCACAAAAAGGGCACGCTGTACCACCTGTTTGTATGGTGCAGGCGGGGGTGGGGGTTTCTAAGAAGGGTGTGTTGATCACAGCCACAGTTTCGGTCATTCAATGTCCTCTGGTACTGGCCCTGAGATGCGCCCGTCGGGTAGCACCTCAGCGTCCTCATAGAACTGCTGGCAAAACGTCAACGCTTCTGCCTCCGTCTGAGTGGTGA